GGGCTACGCTCACGCTGAAGGAGACGCAAAGTTTGGCTGGCTTGCTATGGACAAACAAAACGGACACCTCACCTACCTACTTTACGACACGGAAGATACTCAAGCGCCGGTATACGACCTAATCAGCTACGACATAGAGGAGCGCATTGAACACGTAAAAAAGCTAGTGGAGCTACCCGACCCACCAGACGTTTGCTACGAGCCTATTCCAGATGGAAAGAGTGGCAACCAGAAACTCGCCGTAGGGTGCTCATACTGCTCGTACAAAAGGGTCTGCTGGCCTTCGGTTCGCGCCTTCGCTTACTCATACGGCCCAAGGTACTTAACAGAGGTCATCAATGAGCCTAAAGTGATGGAGATACCCTTAAAGGAGGTGTCCGTTGGCTAAACGGAAGAAAGTACCTAAAGGGTTTAGGAGTACATTTGAGTATGACGTTGCACAAGAGCTACAACCACACGGTTTTAACTACGAGCCGACAGCAATACCATACACAATACCGAGGATGTACACCCCAGACTTCGTGTTTAACGGAAAAGAAACAACCTTCTACGTCGAATGCAAAGGTTACTTCAGGGCAGGAGATACTCAGAAGTATAAAGCAATCGCTAAATCTATCGCGTGGACGGAGGAGCTTGTATTTATCCTGATGAAGCCTGACCAAAAAGTGAGTAAAACCACAAAACTTACTATGGCTCAATGGTGTGACAAATACAACATAAAATGGTATACTATAGAGACTCTAGAGGAGCTTATCAATTATGTCTCTGACACTTGAAGAACTTAAGGAAAAACTAATGGAAAACTATGACCCCGATGATCTATTGGAGTTTTTAGAACTGTCTTCAGAAGAGATACTAGACAGGTTTGAAGATAAAGTCATCAAGCGGTTCGAACAGTTAGAGCAAGAGTTTATAGAGGAGGGGATAGATGACTACTAATTGTGATCGTAACGTTTTATACGGTAGATCAATAGATGACGCTACGCCAGAAGAATGGGACGCCGCAACATCTGCTTTTACGGTTCACCCCTCTGATTTAGTTATTGAAGAGCCTGTAAAAGAAAAACAGTTCGATGCCGTCGCACGACCGGATCACTACAACACTGGCTCAATAGAGGCCATAGAAGCAATCAAAGCATCTATGCACCCGCAAGAGTTCAAGGGTTATCTCAAAGGTAACTGCATGAAGTATCTATGGCGGTACGAATACAAGGGCAAACCAGTTGAAGACCTCCGTAAATGTCGCTGGTATCTTGAGAAGCTGATCGAGGAGAACTTATGAAGAAACGAAAACTAGAAGATACCCTCAGAGCAGTATTTATCTGCCTAGACAATATAAATTATCTCATTAGTAAACAGAAATCAGGGGCATACGCAAGACATGTTTTGTTGGACGCCATCGAAGGAGAACTCAAAACAGGGGCATACGAAGACGCGGAAAAGCTTTTAATTAAGCTGGGGGAAGACCTATGCGATACTATGGATTAAACTTATACGGAGAACAAGCAGACTGCATGATAAAAACGAGGAATAAATAATGAAGGTCGTTGAAGGTAACTTCGGTAAGCCAACAGATAACGAGAGCAAAGCCTCTGAGATGTTTCAACTGTTAGCTGCTCACTGCGCAGAGGAAGAGGCAGAGGGTGCTGATATACAGGCTGTGGTGGTGACTTTTGTAGAGGGTGAAGCACTAGCTGTGGCCTCAACTGTTAACTACCCTGATGGCGCATACATGCTTCTCTCGATGGGGAAAGACAGCATCATGGAAAGTATACTAGGAGGAGGAGAATAGATGGACGCCTATCAACAATATATAGCAAAATCACGTTACGCACGATACCTACCAGAAGAGCAGCGGAGGGAGACATGGGAAGAGACGGTTAATAGATATGTGCAGTTCTGGATTGACCGTGGAGCTTTGAAGGGTGAGGATGTAGCTGTTGTCAATGAGGCCATCACGAATTTGGAGGTCATGCCTTCAATGAGAGCGTTAATGACAGCGGGTTCAGCACTCGACCGGGATAACGTTGCAGGGTTCAACTGCTCTTACCTACCGATAGACCACCCCAAAGCGTTTGATGAAATGATGTACGTGCTTATGTGCGGAACCGGCGTTGGCTTCAGCGTCGAACGCCAATACATTTCTAAATTACCAGAGATAGCGGAGCACTTCCATGAAACCGAAAGTGTTATACATGTCGCGGACAGTAAAATTGGATGGGCTAAAGCATACCGAGAGCTTATTGCCATGCTCTATTCGGGTCAAGTGCCAAAGTGGGATACAAGCGGAGTACGACCTGCTGGTGCCGCGCTCAGAACCTTTGGCGGCAGAGCGTCTGGCCCAGAACCTCTTGAAGATTTGTTCAAATTCACCGTTGAAGTCTTTCTCGCAGCTTATGGACGAAAGCTTAGTTCCATCGAATGTCACGATATATGCTGTAAGATTGCGCAGGTCGTCGTTGTTGGAGGAGTACGACGAAGCGCACTCATCAGTCTTAGTAACCTTACCGATGATCGAATCCGACGAGCTAAGACAGGACAGTGGTGGATAGACAACCCGCAGCGGGGGCTAGCAAATAACTCAGCGTGTTACACAGAGAAGCCTGATTTCGCTGCGTTTTTAAACGAGTGGAAGAGCCTGTACGAATCTTTCTCAGGCGAACGCGGAATGTTTAGTCGTGTTGCTAGTCAGAAGCAAGCTGCAAAGAACGGGCGCCGAGATGCAGACTGGGACTTCGGTACTAACCCGTGCAGCGAGATTATCTTACGTCCCTATCAGTTTTGTAATCTGTCTGAAGTTGTTGTTAGACCAGAAGATACGCTGAAGGATCTCAAGCGGAAAGTACGAGTTGCTGCGATCTTGGGAACGCTCCAAGCAACACTAACAGACTTCCGTTACTTGCGTAAGATCTGGAAACAAAACACTGAAGAGGAAGCTCTATTAGGCGTGTCTCTCACAGGGATTATGGATCACCCAGTTTTATCAGGAGCTAAAGATGAGAAGCAGCTTAAAAAATGGCTTACAGAGATGCGCGATGAGGCTATACAGACTAATAAAGAGTGGGCTAAAAAGCTTGGGATTAACCCTTCTACTGCTGTTACTGCTGTTAAGCCCAGTGGTACTGTCAGTCAGCTTGTTGATTCTGCTTCGGGAATACACCCTCGCTTCGCAAAGCAATACATAAGACGAGTAAGAGGTTCTGCTGATGACCCTCTGTGCGGTGTCTTAGAAGCCGCTGGTGTGCCCGTAGAGAACGATGTGATGTCACCCAATACCAAAGTATTCAGCTTCGTTCAAAAGGCTCCAGAGGGCGCTGTGTGTACTTCTGAGGTGGGTGCTATGGAACAGCTACGCCTGTGGAAGATATATCAGGATCACTGGTGCGAGCACAAGCCGAGCATCACCGTCTATTACAAGGACTCTGAGTTCATGGAAGTAGGGCAGTGGCTATATAATAATTTTGACGACGTATCTGGTATTAGCTTCCTGCCGTACTCTGAGCATACGTATCAACAGGCACCCTACGAGGAGATCGACAGGGCCACCTATGACAAGCTAGTGAAGGACATACCCACGGTTATAGACTGGGACATCGTAGAGCACGAAGATAAAACAGAAGGTGCTCAGACACTGGCTTGCGTAGGAGGCGCTTGCGAGATATAAAGTAAACTAAAGGGGAGCTTCGGCTCCCTTTCTACATATAGTATCCGTAACCTTCTCGCATCTTTTGTTCACGTTCTTGGATCTCTTCGTTACTTTTACTGGGGGTAGCGCACGTTTGCATCCCCATTTCTGCCATCCTGATAGACCGCTGCTTCTCTTTATCTGACTTCATGTAGTGATCCATTGACATGTATTCTACTGTTTGGTCTTTCATTTTCTTCTCCTTTTATCTATCCCTTGAAGCGTTACCTATTAGCATACCCGCCCCAAGACCTTGCTGCATTCTTCCTAAATTAGCTTTAGTTTCTATATCCACAGCTTCTTTACTTGGAGCCTCGTTTACAAACGCTTCTAAGTCATTTTTACTTACAGCGCCTTTACCTGTAGTTGCGTTTTTAATCTCTTTTGTACCCATTCCCGGAAACTGTCTAGGTCTTAGGTTGAATATGTTTGCTTGCATAGGTGGAGTTACAGCGACGAGTCTGTTAGGCAGAGCCCTCTGCATTTGATCCACTAAATTTGCTCCCGTCTCTTTTTTACCCCTAGTCATTTTGCGTACTAAATCATCACCTTTCTCTGCTATGCTTTCAGCAAAGTTATGCTCGTCAGACATAACCATAATAACGTTACCGTTGGGCTTTACGTTAACCATGAAGTTTATACCTCCTTCTGTGTACGCCCGACCTTTTTTTGACCCAGTAAGCCATATTCCGTTTTTTCTCGCCTTTTCTAAAGTATTGCTATCGCTAGACAGTTTTATTTTTTTGTTTTTAGACATCTGTGTCCATAACTGCTCTACAGTAGGTTTTCCGTTAGTCTTTTGAAAAACCTTAGACATATCTGATATCCACCCAGAGTTAACAAGGTCGTTGTAGTGGTCACCTGTCTTTGTCCCGTTGCCCGGCGCTTTAATAAAAAGTATAGGACTTTCGGACTCGTTAAAAGGTACTTGGTTCCCTCTAGAGTCTGAAGCTTTCCAAACCCTACCAAAGTGATTTTCTATAATGCCTAAGTCGTTGTCTGATATAGGAGTAGTTTTACCGTTTTGAGTAGGTTTTAGTTTATTAGCCTTGATAGACTCCTTGTAGCTTCCGGGAACGTACATAAAATAATCAGAAACCCCTGATTTTTGCATTATGTTTTCTACAGATGCTGCGGTGTCCCCTACGCGACCAGACTGCTGAGGAATATGGGAAGCATACTGTACCTGAGCCGCAGCCTTGTGTATTTCATTGTCCGCTAAAGCCCTAGCAACGTAACGCTGACTTCCGGGAGTAATACCTTTTGATTTATACAAGGCTCTTGCTTTTGGATCTAAAGAATCCATAACAGCGTTCTTTAATCCTTCAAAACTCCACTTTGCAAAACCAATAGGCTTAGATAACGCTGCTTGAGCATCTTTAGCCGTTTTAAAAGTGTTAGGCATAAGACCAGTCAGAAGGTTGTCTAGACTGCCCACCTCTTCAGCTACGTCTGTAGGGCCGTAATGGTTAGGTATGTAGTTTGATAAAGAAGACAACATACTTCCTTTTCCCGCGTCAGGGCCAAACTTAGTTATTGCAGCTTCTGCGGCTTCGTTAGCCAGTTTATAACCTCTAGAAAAAACACCAGCGCCTACAAGGTTTAAAGGATCTACTACCATGTCTAGTGCTAGGTTTACACCCGGAGCAACATCTTTATCAGGAAGTTGTTGTCCCGGATCAGAGAAATTTACACCAGTGACGCTATTTCGAGGAACCATTATAGGTTTGTCTACCCAGTTCTCTCCTACCCCTATAGTCTCCTTAAGGGCTGCTTGAGGAAGCCCTATAACCTCCCCTAATACAGCTAGGCTTCCTTGCCTTTCATCGGCTCCCTTAGATGATACTCTCTTACGCTGAGCCTGAGAAGATTTGCGTAGCTCTCTTTGGTCGTAGTTACGTGAAACCTTTGATGACCAATCACCGGACATTTTTCTGCTCTTCTTCAGTTTCCTCTGAGTATTGCTTTGCAGCAGCCTCTAGAGCAGCGTACACTGTTTTACGGTCTTTAAGAAATGATTGTTTTTTAACAGGGTCTTTAATAGCGTCTAAACCTTTAGAAATTTCCCTTTTTATGTCTCTAAGAACGTAAGCAACCTTAGCCCGACCCTTCGCTGGCGTAGGTTTTAACATCATTTTTTTAAATACGTAGTACGGAGAAGCAGCTACCGACGCGCCTAAGACGTAACCTGCGTTTATTACTTTACTGGCCGCTGTGTCACCCACTAGACTATCTAAACCTAAGTCAGAAATATAACGACCAAACGCCGTTTTAGACTCTTTAGCTGCCTTTTGCGTAACGGTGTCTAGAACACCGTATAGCTTAGACATTCTTTCTAGCATTGTACGCCCTTCTGGAGCAAAGGCTAAGAAAGTATCGTTTACACCTTCTCTAACAGCCCTAGCCGAAAGAGACTTAGCATTTAGTTTGCTACCGTCTAACGATATACCCATGCGTTTAACTCTGTCGTCAAACATTCTACGAGCGACTAGAAGACCCTCTAGAGTTCCTCCCTGCTCATTTAATATAGACATAAACTCAGAGTACAGTTTATTTATTTCTTGCCTAGCGCCCTTAGACGCAAACAGTGACGGATTAGATTCTACTATAGCATCGAACTGAGCCTTAACGTTTTGCTTTACTCTAACATCCAGTTCTGCCCAGTTAGTTTTGCTTTCGTTTCTACGTAGCAGTTTAATCAGATTATTATCTAGAGAAGTCATGTAGGAGTTTAGAGCGTTTAAGTTCTCCTGCATTGTTTTTGATCCGTTAACACCGGCAGATTTGGCTAGGTCTACTAACTCAAGCTCTTCCGCTGTTGCTAAAACTTCTTGGGTACCTTTAACACCCATAGGGGCTGTTGTGTTTGCGGTTTGCTCAGGTGTTTTCTTAGCGCCCCGAAACAATATGTTGTATACATCGCTATCACCACCAGCCAAAGGTTCTGTTGTAGTGCGTAATCCTACGTCTTTTAGCTGCATAGGCACTAATTTGTTTTTAACCAGCGGCACTGTACCACGAACAACGGCCGTATCAAAGAACGCCGTTAGGTTAGCTGCCTCATTAGGGTAACTCTCCCTAAAAGACTTCCAAACTTCTGCTCCCTCTGCTGCGGCATTAATTGCTAATTGACCAACCTTTGTTTCGGCAAAGTCTTTAAACGCTTGCGCCGCATCAGCCTTAAAACCTTCAGGCAATAGCCCAAAAGCCTCTTCACCGCCTATTAAAATAGCTTCAGACGCTGTATCGAAAGCCAAAGATATTGGGTTAGTTGCCGTCTGTAGTAAAACAGAGGGTAAGTTAGTACGGTTTCGGTACTGTTTTTCTAACTCAGCTTTAGCCATGTTAGGGTCAACTTGAGTTTGTTGGTCATAAGTGCTTGCCATCCTCTCGAAAACGGACACCTGACGGTCGATTGCTCTCTGGTACGGCTGCTCAAAAAGACGCGACCAGTAGCTTTCATCTTCCTGAGACATAGGTGCGCTTTGTAAGTCCACAGCAGATTCTTCAAAAGCGCGATTAAAAGAAGAAGCTACATCAATGTTCTCTTCTTTTTCCTGCTCCTCTGTTATTAAAGGGGCTGTGGTCTCTGAGTCACCATAAGCCCTATTAAAGGATTCTAATAAAGATTCTTTATTTTCCATAGGTCAAAACACCCGCGCTTTAACAAATTTTCCGTTTTGAAGTATGTACACCTGCCCGTTTTTACCGTCAGGAGCATAAAACACGTTGCCTGTTACTGTGTCTTTATGGTAACCGTTGGCCTTATATGTTTCAGAGTTCCAATCAACAGCGTCTTTAGGGGCCACACCAGAAGCTAACATTTGAGTCACTTTTAGATGTTTTTTTATGTTTGCAAGCGCCTCTAACTGAGCTTCTTTTGACATACCAACATCTAGAGCATCCACAGTAGACTGAAGAGACATAAATTCAATGTTTGATATCTGCCCCAAACCAGTTCCACTAGCGCCTGATTCAGCAGCCAGACGCTTCATCTCATTGATTTGATCTAACCCTAAATTAGCCTTTAAATTGATTATGTCCCTGTCCCTGTCGTAACCGGGAGTACCGCCAACCATAGACGACACCTGACCAGCAAAGCCAGACTCCCAGTAGTCCATGTCTTTAGACAGTTTATCTACCTCCCCCTGTAAATAAACAGACTTAGTTATAAGATTCATAGCAGCATTTTGATCGCCTTCTGCTTTTGTTGGCTCAATAGTTTGAACAAGCTCGGTTCCTTTAAAAACTAATATTGATCCGTCGTCTCTCTTTTGAAAGTTTACTTTAGCCTCTTTAGGCTCTGCTGGCTTAAAAGGAGTTGTAGCAATAGTTTGTCCGGTGACTGTATCTACTAGCTTAGAACCGGGCGGCAGTGTAGATGTTTGCCTTTCTCCGGGCTTTTGCATCAAGTAACTACGCAAAGTAGTTTTATCAGCACCAACTAAAGCAGCAACAGCGTTTTTGTCTCCTGTCGCTCTAGCCTTTTTAACGGCGTTCTGCTCTAGCCTTGTGCGCTCTAACTCAGCACCCATAGCGTCTACACGAGTACCTACCGCTCTTGATCTAGAATCAGCGGCGGCCCTAGAAGCGTTCATAACGTCTACTCTTTTTGAAGCCCTTTCTAAAGCGGCCTGAGCAGCACTAGCAAACACCTGAGCGAACTGTTGATTGCCTTTAATCTCGTACTCCTGAGCTATAGCCCTTAGTTCAGCAGGGTTGTCCTTGTGCTGCTGAATAAGCGCCGTGGCTCTTTTTTCTTTTTCTGCTTTATCTTTGTCTTCAGCCCTCTGAGAAAGCATACCACCTAACTTCTGACCAGCCGCAAATAAACCATCTGCATAAGAGGGGTTTGCTAAACCTTGAATAAAACTACTACTAAAACGTGCCATTATATTCTCCTAAAACAGATCTTCAAACAGGTTGGTATAATTTGTACCGCCTAAGATACCGGCACCTGCTTCACCTAACAGATTTCCTTGTCCTAAAGCA